GGTGTAGTTATTCAACGTCCTGATTGGGCCGACGGTGCTGAACTATTGACGGTATTATTAATTGGTGTTACATTATTATTTTTAACAAGGTGGACTTATGTTGGTATTGGGGCAGGTGTTGTTGGTATTGGCGTTATTATTCCTTTATGTAATTTCGCATATAGCAGTAGCCAATGGCTTGTGGACGCGACTATTCCAGTCGGCGGTCTTATTTTGGTTATGCTTCACGCTTATGGTGTTAAGTTTGTAAGCGAATTCTTACAGAAGCAACAGATTAAGAAACAGTTTGGTAGCTATGTAAGCCCTGTGATTGTTGAACGTTTACAGAAGAATCCTGAACTAATTAAACTAGGCGGTGAAGAAAAGATGTTGACAGCAGTTATGACCGACATGCGTAACTTTACTGGCTTAGGTGAAAAGTACGGCACAGATGTAGAAGGCTTTACAGCTATCATGAACGAATATATGACTGCTATTGCTAAACCTGTGTTTGACAACAACGGATGCTTGATCAAGTTCATTGGAGATGCGTCATTGCACATTCACGGTGCACCACTAGACGATGATCGTCATGCTTACCATGCAGTTAAGACAGCCATTGAAATGGTTAAGGCTGTTGAAGAATTTAACAAACACTTGGAGTCAATTGGCAAGCCGCCAGTGGGTATGGGTGCCGGTGTTAATACAGGTAAGATACTGGTAGGTAACATTGGTGCTGAAGGTAAGATGGGCTATGATGTACTAGGCGATCCTGTGTCGGTAGCCAGTCGTTTAGAAGGACAAACCAAGGGCTATGGTGTGCTGTTGATCATTGGTCCCGACACATACAAAGAAGTTAAAGATGACTTTTTCTGTCTAGAATTAGACTGTATAGCTGTTAAAGGTAAAGCAGTTGGATTAAATATCTACACACCTTTGTTGTACACAGACGCAGGTTCAATGCCCGAGTATATGATGGCACGTGAAACACATGATGCTATGCTAGCCGCATATCGTAGTCAGAAGTTCGATCAAGCAATTAAAATGTGTAAACAGTTAACAGGCGAGTTCGATGGCCAAATGGATCATAGCTACGAGCTATGGATAGAACGTTGCAAGGAGATGAAAACTCATGACCTACCAAAAGATTGGGATGGGGTTTTCAGGGCACAATCAAAGTAACTTTATAGAGCTACTTGCTAAATATATGTATGAAACACATACATCATATTATACCAAAACATGCCGGTGGCACAGACGACCCCTTAAATTTAGTTGAACTAACAATAGAAGAACATGCCAACGCTCATAAAAGTTTGTTTGAGCAATACAAGAGGTGGCAAGACTATGTTGCTTGGCAAGGTTTGCTAGGGTTAATAACAGAAGAAGAAAGAATGAAAATTATGTATGCGGCTCGTAAAGGAGAAGGTAACTTCTTTTACGGTAAAAAGCATACCGAAGAGTCAAAAAGAAAAATTAGTGAAAGTAACAAAGGCAAGCTAAAAGGCAAAAAACAATCTAAAGAACACATTAATAAACGGCTTGCATGGAAGGGCGATGGAAGTAAAAACCCAATGTACGGCAAAGATCCTTGGAACAAAGGAAAAATATTGGGACCACAGTCTGCTGAATCTCGAAGAAAACGAGGAAAGCCATTGGTCTATCAAGGGGTAGAATATAATAGCCTAAACGAAGCAGAGAAACTAACAGGTGTTAGTGCCTATAAAATAGGAAAAAATTGTGTATTCATCTAAAATTGTATCAGAATACTTTCAGCTACTTCCAAGTAATATTGTAGCTAATATGTTAGTTGATCAGTGGGTTTGGTTGTTGCTCAAATGGTATTATGCACCATTTGAGATGATAGGCCGTGGTGACGAAGTTGATCAGTGGGTTAGTACGTTTAGTCTAAACGGAATCAAACAATCTAGTGTTTGTAAGGTTTAACCTTCACCGGCGCTGGCAGTTTTGTCATCGTCGGTTTTTTCTTTCTTAGAACCTTTAGGATCGTCCATACGCACAGCTTTGTCAAATTGTTTAGCGGCTTCACGCTCAACTTTAACTTGCTCTAGCACACGATCACTTTCGATGATTTTACCACGCAAGTGTAATACTGTGTTTACTTTTTGATTTAAACGAATCAAGTCGTTGTCTAACATACGGATACGGTCAATTAACGCAATCAACACAGTATTAGCTTCTGAAATAACCGGTTTAACTTCCTTAGTTGACCATTCCCAAACGTACTTGATAATGTAGCCCATTCCAACTGCCATAACAATTGGAAATCCATATTTGTTTACTAAATCTGCAATTTCACCCATTTTGATCTTCTCTTTCTTCGATACCCTGTAACAGGAATTTTTCAACGTCGTTAACTTTAACCAGCATCTTTACGCCATTGACATTAACAAACTTAAAGTAGTCGCCGCCGCGCCACCCTAGCTTATCTACATTTAAGTCAGTGTCTAATATAATACCTCGAGGGCTCAAGTCCCAATCGTAGTCGTAGTATCTCATCAGTCACGTCTCGCGTCATTTTTACCGTCTGCACGAGCAATACGGTCTGTATCGGGTTTTAATCCCAGTGCGTTTGATACAATAGTATCGATACGAATAACATCGTGATTCATGGTCTTAACACGGTTATCAAGGGCAACAATAATACCAGCCATACCTTTAATAGACCCTAGTACACCTTGTAATAATAGTTTTATTGTTAAGTACACGAAATAGCCGCCTGCAAATGCAACTGCTATTGGGAATCCTAGGTCCCCTATAATTTTGAAAATCTCGTTCATACTAGCTCCTTGACTGTGCTAGTATTTATTTTAATATGTTAGAATTTGGTACAGCTCGGTTAGTTCAGCTTTGTTGTAGGCGATATCTGCGTCTTTAAGTGCAGATTCAAGGTTGTTGATAAACTCTGTAATAACTAATGGCACCAAATCGTAATAGAAATGACGATAGTTATGCTCAAGTATATCTTGCATATCACGGCGCATTTCTTCTAGTTCTGCCAATGGCTTGTTGCACAATTGTTCTGTTATATTAACTACAGCCGCCATTCTATCTGCTGGATCTAGCATACTGTCGTAGTTTTCGTCCCAGTAAGCACCAAAGGTTTTAAACCCGTAACTTTTTAGATACTTAAGATTGTTTGGCGCCGCCAGTAGTAAGAACGGTTGTCCGGTAACAATGGGTTTAAATACTTTTTCTGTTAAATGAAGTTTATTTTGATAGTAAACTGTTTCGGTTACTAATTGCACAAAACAACTTCTAGCTGAATCTAGGTCAATGCTTGCACTCAATGATCCGTGTATGGACTTTTGATCGATTATCAATGACTTGTCTAAATTATGTTTTTGCTGTTCAAATATCTCAAGGGACTGTGCAGGATAATCCGGCAACGATTCAATTGACTGTTGTAATTTTTCCAGACCTGGGCTATTGAAACTAACAAGACCTTGCTTTATTAAATCTTTGCTGTATAATCTACTGAGTAAGTCGACTCTATGGCTTCTAAAACTAGAAGCTAGGTTGTTGTAGCTGATAAATGCGTGTGTTATGGGTTCAATGAATTTTGGTGGGCATGCTCTGTAGTTACGGTACCAATGATTTGCCGCAACAGCATGAAAAAAATAATAAATACTTTTGTAATTTATTGTGTTCAAAAAATTAGTGACATCATTCGAAATTTCGCTTGTAACGAAAAACTTTTTACCATTACCACGCATTAGCTCTACAGGGAACGCGGCCTGACCAAATAATTTGGAATAAAACGGCTCTTGATCAAAGAACAAAAATGCATGCCTAGCGTTTGCGTCGTTATAGCAAGAATTTTGTATTTTATAAAATGGCGATTCAGGATAAAAATCGTTTACAAAGTAACATTGAGAATCGATACTTTTTAAAAAGTTTTTGTGAATCGAATAGTACCAATCATCAAAGGAGATCATAAGTTGAAAGTAGGATTTATTGGAATAGGTAAGTTGGGTATGGCTTGTGCCGAGGTTATGTCAACGCAACACGACGTAACGGGCTATGATATTTATCCACGCCAAAGTGACAAAATAAAGATTGCATCCACATTACAAGATGCAGTTAGTGGTAAGGACATTATCTTTGTAGCAGTACAAACGCCGCACGACCCAATCTATGGTGGCGATCAACCTATTACACATTTAAAGAACAAGGATTTTGATTATACTATTGTTAAAAATGTACTGACAGAAATTAATCAATATGCAAACAGAGATCAGTTAGTGGTTCTTATCTCCACAGTTCTGCCAGGCACCACACGTAGAGAATTTGTACAGTTGGTCAACAACACACGTTTTATTTACAATCCTTACTTGATTGCCATGGGGTCAGTTGAGTGGGACATGGTTAATCCTGAGATGGTTATGATTGGTACAGAGGATGGCAGTGAAACTGGAGATGCACATCAGCTGATAGAATTCTATAAGACTATCATGCAAAACAGTCCTAGGTATGTTGTTGGTACTTGGGACGAATGTGAATGTATTAAAGTTTTTTACAATACATTTATCAGTGCTAAAATTGGATTGGTTAACATGATTCAAGACGTTGCTATTAAACAAGGCAACATCAATGTTGATGTAGTAACTAATGCATTAGCTAATTCAACTATGCGTATCATGGGTCCAAAGTATATGACAGCAGGACTTGGTGATGCAGGACCTTGTCATCCACGTGACAATATTGCTTTGCGTTATCTAGCCGAAAGCCTTGACCTAGGCTACGACTTATTTGATGTGATCATGAAGGCACGTGAACAACAAGCAAAAAATATGGCGCGTTTCATATATGACAATCGTGCAGGACTTCCTGTGTATATTCACGGTAAAGCATATAAGCCCAATGTAGAATATCTAGAAGGTAGTTACAGTCTATTGGTAGGCTACTATCTAAAAGAAATGGGCATCGAGGTAACCTACATTGATCCTTTAACAGAATCAACTGTACCTGACAGCGTAAAAGGTTGCGTACTACTGGCACACAATCAACAGGTAACATACGGCTACTCCGGCGTAATACAAGAACAACCTATGTATTGTAAGTTCGAAGATGGTAGTGTTATCATTGATCCATGGCGTAAATATTCGACTGCAAACAGTAACATTCAAGTCATACACTACGGTAACACTAGACACTAATGTTAACACAATATCAATTGCATAAATTCTGGGATGATGAGTTTAAAACACTTGAGTATTCTAATGAACAGTTCAATGATGATCCTAATGTTAAACGCTGGCTTGAACTAGGTTATCCCAACAAGTTCACTGGAGATATGTGTGACATGCGTAGCCCACAACCCAGCTGGAATCACGGTTTTATTGAAATATTCAAAGCACTGGGATGGAAAGACATTGGTACCAGTTACTATCGTATGATGCCAGGCACTATTCTTCCCACGCACAGTGATTTGTATACCAAGTACATTGAAATACACAACTTGCAAGGGCAAGAGCGTAACATAAGACGTGCAGTAGTATTCCTTGAGGATTGGAAACCCGGACACTACGCTGAGTATTTTGACAGCCCGTATGTCAATTGGTTGGCTGGCGCAACTGTTGAATGGGAATGGGACGATCCGCACATGGCCGCTAACATGGGCTTAGATCCAAGATATACACTACAAATTACAGGGCATGTATGATTAATAGTTTCGACGAATGGAGTCCGCTCAAGCGGATTGTCGTAGGCCGTGCTGACCATGCAAATTGGCCAATAACCGATCCAGTTTTTAAATTAGAAAGCGAAAAAACTCTTTGGACCAAAACACCTGTACCCAGTGGCCCAGTTCCAGCACATATCATTGAAGAAACTGAACAAGACCTTGGTGCTTTTTGTCAAGCACTAGCGGCACACGGTGTTGAAGTTCTTAGACCAGCAGAGTTAGATTTTCAGAAGCGTGATGGGCTATACAACTACTGCCCTAGAGATCGATTTATTGTCTACGGAGATACTGTCATTGATCCAGCCATGATGTATCCTTGTAGAGACATGGAATACGAATCTTACACTGATATTCTCAAGGATGCAAAACGTGTGATTAGTATGCCACGAGATCAAGGCATGATACTAGATGCGGCCAATGTATTACGTTTAGGCAAAGGTAAAATGCTATTCCTAGAAAGTGCCAGCGGCAATCGTGCGGCATACGATTGGTTATGCCAACAGTTTCCTGACGTTGACATTGAATTATGCAATTTCTACAGTGGCGTACATATTGACTCAACAATTACTCCCCTACGAGAGGGTTTGGTTTTGTTAAATGCCAGCAGAGTTAATGCTGACAATTGTCCTCGTGTATTTGATACATGGGATAAAATTTATGTGGATCGAGTGGTAGCACAAGATTTTTATCAGTATCCTTATGCCAGCAAATGGATTGCGTTAAACATGTTGGTCATTGATCCCAACACGGTTGTGGTAGACAAACACCAAACTAAGTTAATTGAAGAATTAGAACAAAGGTTGTTTACTGTAATTCCATTGGAACTCAGACATAGCAGGACACTAGGAGGCGGCTTTCATTGCGTTACTTTAGATTTACTGCGAGAGCATAAATATTAACAATGAGTTTTTAAGAATTAGGACAATGACAACATTCGCTAGATATACTGACGCAGTTCTTTCTGCTCTTAGGTTTAACCCTAAAGCAAATGATGCAGTAGCAAAAAAGCAGGAAATCCTTGATGGGGTTTATCGCTTTCACAACCTTGTTCCAACCAGTGTATTGTTTGTTGGTTTTAGCCCTGCGATTTTAAGTTGCCGTGCTAAAACTATAGCAGTTACAGAAATCAGCAAAACAGCACAAGATTACTTAACCGAAAAGGGTGTTAATTTTACATACATTCCGATCGAACAGCTAGCAGAAAAACCCAAGAGTTTTGAAGCAGTTATAGCACTAGAAGAATTCTTTACATTTGCTAGTTCGGACATAGATCAGCAAAATACAGTTAAATTAATTTGTAGCGTGGCTACAGATTTTGTGATAAGTACATTACGAGACTATAAAAACCAAGATTTTAAAGATCGTGAATTCAGTCAGCCAGCATTAGTTAGAAATGGTGCTAGCAGTAAAGTATACAATGAATATCACGACTGGGATTTAAAAGATCGCGCCAGCTGGAACACTATGGTTTATGAAATTGATAATCCTAGCAACCACTTAACTACATACGGTCAGTTTAACAGACGTACTATGTATTTTAAGCAATTGGCAAAGTTTAGTATGGATTCAGGTGCAAGTGACTTCCTGGTCCATAAAAATTTGATGTACAAGAGTTTGATTAAAAAGAACTACGAGCACGTAATTAGCATAAGATTCGACGATGGATATTAAACTAGACGGCTTTGTTGAAAGCCTAACTCAACAAATATTACAGCAAGTACAAAGCAAGGTTGATGATGCTTTGCGTACTGCTATCAAAGAGCAACTATACAACATAGACATTCAAGCTCGTGTTGATGCTGCCGCTGATGCCGCGGCAAAACTAGCAGTTGAAAAATATCAACCCGACACAGCCAACATTGAACAGCAAATTAACAGCGCCGCAAAAGTTATCATTGACAGCATACAAGCAAATGCTAAAAACAATGTAGAAAGTACTATTCGCGATCGTATTGCTAACGTAGACTTTGATCGTTTAGCAACACAAAGTATCAATGGGCACCTAGATTCTAAATTAAAAGATTATGCTTTCCCGGCTAACAGTATTCCTGCTAGTGCCGTTAAGTTTGATACTACAATCAGCGGTGATGCCATTGACGGTGGTATTGTTAAGAACTTTGGTAGCACCGGTATTGACGACAAAGCCACAGATTGCCGTTTAACTATTTTAGATGATCACACAGTATTTGAAAATAACTTGTTAGCCGCAGGCCTAACAGTCAAAGGTCCAACAGTACTTGAAGGTGATGTAACTATCAAAGGTACTATACCCGAGAGTAGTCCAGGATTTATTAGCATTGTTAATGCCGCTAAGTCACGTTTACAAGCAGAACTCGGCACAGACATGTTTGTGCAATATCGAGACTTGGTGTTTGAAAAACTACAAGCCGACGGCATTGATTTAAACAAGATTAAACTTAACGGCGCAGACGTTATTATTGGTAATGCACTAACTCCTAACATTACAGAAAGTAATTTACAAAAAGTTGGTGTGTTAAAAGAACTACAAGTCAAAGGCGAAAGTTTATTTAACAACAGCGTATACATTGCTGACAAGCGTATGGGTATCAACACCATTGAGCCAGGTGCTACACTAAGCGTCTGGGACGAAGAAGTCGAAATCCAAATCAGCAAGAAACGTAAAGACACAGCGTTCATTGGTAGCTCACGTTACCAAACTGTTATTCTAAGCAGTAACAACAAAGAGAACCTAGCCCTAAACACAGATGGTAGTGTAAGTGTACAAACCATAAACATTGGTCGTATGCAGTTTGGAACAGCCACAAGTGCTCCAAGCCACGAAGCACCAAAAGGTACTGTGTTGTTCAACGAAAATCCAAGTTTGGGCGGCCCGTTGGGCTGGGTCAGCTTAGGCGATGCACGTTGGGCCAATTTTGGTATCATTGACTAACTAATCAATTGACTGATAATTCAGCATAATATATACTGCTGATATGACTACAGTTATTCCTACTCCTCGTATCGGTTTTGCTTGCAAATGGATCAATGATGCATCAGAGATTGATGGCATTCATCCAAAATCACCTACCCGCGATCTAAATACACGAGCCACAACTGTAGCTTGGCTAAATAGACAGACCAAGGATGTCGCAGAACAAAGACTCTGGGACATTATGGTTCATAACATTCAAGCAATTCAACGACTAATAGAAAAGGTAGGAAATCTTGACCCACATCTTAGAATGGTTAGACTTAGCAGTGACCTTCTTCCTGTATATACCGAGCCTTCTTGGAGTTATTTTTGGCGTCGCACTGACGTTAGGGCTTATTGCGAGAAACATTTTGCGGAAGTGGGTGTTCTTGCTCGTATGCTTGGTGTGCGTTTATCTTTTCATCCAGGTCAATTCTGCGTTCTCGCAAGTGATAATGGAGATATTGTTCGACGTTCAATCGAAGAGTTTGAATATCACGTAGACATGGCAAGGTGGATGGGCTATGGTAAATCTTTCCAGGACTTTAAGATCAACGTACATATATCGGGTCGAGCCGGTCCCCAAGGTATTCGCGATACCTACAAAAAACTTACCCCCGAAGCCCGCAATACCATTACCCTCGAAAACGAAGAAAACTCCTGGGGGCTCTTGGACTGCTTGAGTCTTAATGATATTATTCCCACAGTAATGGACATTCATCATCACTGGGTTCGTGAAGGCGAATATATCCAACACAACGATGTGCGTGTGCGTCAAGTAATTGATGGATGGCGTGGTGTGCGTCCAGCTATGCATTACTCTGTGTCAAGAGAAGATTACTTGTCTGGACATTGTGTAAACACTCTTCCGGACTATCAATCTTTGCTAGAGGCAGGTTACAAGAAAGCCAAGTTGAGAGCACACAGTGACTTCTATTGGAATGCTACAGTAAATGAATGGGCTAGTGGCTTTTTAGATAATTTTGATATTATGTGCGAGAGTAAGGCCAAGAACTTAGCCAGTTTTGCGTTTGCTGAACAAGCTCTCAAATTTAGATCTAAAGTATAACTCGTACCAGTCAGTTTCAATCATATGCCGGGCGTTGTGTTCAACAATAGCTCGGCATTTTTCTAGGACCTCTGCTTGGTCCCACCCACACAATAAATTTAATTGTGTAAGTGCAAGACCAAATCTACTTTCATGATCGTCTATGCTGTCGTAGCTTTCGTCAATGATACTGTTAAATGTTTTGAATCCTAGTTCACGTAGACGTTTCAATGTATGTTTATTGCTTAGTGTAATAAACAAGCGTTTACTTAATATAGGCTTTACAGTCTTTTCTGTAAAGAACACGTAGTCATTGTCTATGTTGGTCTCGGCTACTAGACTATAAGCAGTTTTGTTATACACACCAATTGGAATAACTTGACTGATGCTCATCTCGTGACCATAGTAATCAACAAAGTCCACAGTCCATTCAATTTTCTTTTTAAACACTAATCCTGGATTTTCCCATATCCATTGCTGACTGTCGTTGTCGGCAAAGTTAGTATCATAACTGTTCATGTAGGTCGTAATGCCGTTGTCTTTGAGATAACAGTTAATATAGCGATATGCTTGATCCCTGTGTGGTTTCTTACGACCTAACAAAGCATCAAAAGTATATGGTTTGACTGCAAACGGTGTTAGATCATCTAAGGTTTCGGGTCTAACAGATTTATAAAAGTAAGTGCTGGTAATGAACCAGTCCAGGAATAAATGTGTTGGACTATGCTGTAATGGTTGATCCAAGAACCCGCATAGAAAGTAAGTGATCTTAGGACGATCGTATCTACGTATAAAATCTACTGTAGGCGGATGTAGCTCACATCCTATAATAGCAATTTCGTCTACATGATCGTACAACAGATCTATTTGTTGTTCTAATTTAGAATCGTATGGGTAAGGTATTTGAAAACACGCTACCTTATGGTCGTGTGGTGTTGCTATAAACGCATCTGTGGTTAAGTAATGATTGGCATCACTGGCACAAAATTGTTTAAGGTTTGAAAGATGATAATGAAAAAAACCGGAATTCTCTGGGGGATAGAAAATTCCGGTTGTGCTACTACTAACCAAGATTACTGAGCTTTTTTAGCTGGTTTCTTAGCTGGTACTTTTTTGGCAGGTGCCTTGGCTTTTGGTGCTGTTGCTTTCTTAACAGGTGCCTTTGGCTTAGCTGGTGCTTTAGCCTTTGGTGCGGCCTTTTTAGCTGGTGCAGGTTTAGCTTCTACTACTCCGGCGCCTTCAACTGCCACTTGTACTGCTGGTGCTGTTTCTACTTTGTAAGGTGCCGCTTCTGGTTGTGTTGCCTCTGCTGGCTTACCTAAGAAAAACTCTTTAATTGCTTTAAACATCGAAAATCTCCTTGCAAGTTGATGTAAAAATATTTAGTGGGCTGTTAATGATGCAAAACTTTTTTATCCAAAAGACTTGCATTTTGTTGCGTTGCAACATATAATTGATAAATAAATTTAGTAGTAACCACAAGGTGCCGCATAATGTGGGCCATGTGTAAAACCCGTAAACTCGCTTAATAAGGAGAAAATTATGTTTACATTTGATACAATCGTTGACCAAGCAGTAAAAAATACCAAGCAAATGGTTTCTTTCGTTAAAGAAGAAGGAATCCGCAAAGAGTTTGAAGCTCTAGTTGATGCACAAGCCGACTATACAAAAACTGTTTACAATACCAACCTAGAATTGGCCAAATTGGTAGTTGAAAACTTGCCAAAAGCAGAAGCTTTTGATTTCAGCAAATTTGACGTTACCAAGTATTTTGCTAAGAAGTAATCTGTTGCATAAAAGCAACACCCAAAAAAGCCCCAAAAACGGGGCTTTTTTTATGGTTGACCGTTAAATCCATTTAATCTATAATAGTAGTTATAGTGATAAACAAGGAGTCTAAGATGAAGCTAGAAATTGGAACTAAAATTACTTGGGTAAGTGCCGCAGGTCGTTTGAATGGTACTATTACTAACATTACACTGAGTCCTAGTGCATCTGGTGCAGTGACCCCTTGGATTGACATTACCCATGGTGAAAAACGTAGTTCAACTCGTCTTTGTGCTCTAGACAGCAACTTGAAAATGATGAAAGTTGAGTTGTATCGAGATAACATGGTTGAGCGTACTAATTTGATGACAGGTAAAAAATACCTAGAAGATGCAGACACTCCTTTGTGCTGTAGCCCTAGTTCCGAAACTTACTGGTCAATGTAATGCGTAACGCCGAGGTAAGAGCCGGCGTCAACGAATTCGAAGCAATTCAAGTTGGCGCCTATATGGAGGAGAACTACCCAGGGACCTACTATGTAATGACCCCGGGCAATGAATGTGTATGGGTTTATTGGAGTTTTATGAACCTTTACTTTATCTTTCGAGATGGCAAGATTGCAGACATTCAAGTTGATTGACCAGTAATTCCAATTAATTTATAATTGTTTTGTTGTTGAAGTTTCAAGCCCGCGACAGCGGTTTATTAACTAAACTAAGGAACTGATCGACACTATGTCTAACAGAGCACCCAAACGTTTTAGATTGTCAGAGCATTATTGGACCAAAAGACTTTTTAACCCAATTGATCCAGTGGATCTCAAAGAGTATCAATATTTTCTTAAACACAGCCGATGGAAGGATGGTTGTCCCTTTATCATGGAATGGCCGCATCTAACTGTCACAGATATGATACAAAAGAAATTAGTATCGCATTATCTGAGCAGTATGATTAGCCAAGTTCAAGACAAAGACCCAGAGTATCATGTCAAAAGATCGTCGGGAACAAAAACCCAAAGTTTTAAATCGCAGTCCCAACCCGAGGGTGCATCGCGTACTGTTCGACGAGGACAGTCCGTTCAAGCCTAAGATTGTAAAACGCAAAGACACTTATGTTCGTAAACCCAAGCATCGTAACCAAGGAGAAGATGATGACTACTTTGAATAACCGCGTAGAAGCCATGGCCAATGAGGCAGTATTTGTACTGCAATTCAACACTCGTGACGCTGTTCGTTATGTTCAGCGTAATGCTCATACTGATGAGCCCACGGCACAAAAAGCCATCAAGGCAGTGACCACGTTTCATAAAAAGGCACGTGATCCATGGCGTACCGTTACAGTCTAATTCTTGTAGCTGTGTTGGCGGGCTGTGCTAATCAACATCGTCCGCCATACGCAACTGTTACAGAATTGGCCCCTGATTGTGCCAATGCACAACGTCATGTTAGATACTTGATGAGCCTTAAAGGTAAACCCACACAAGGCGATGTCACAGAATCACAGTATGATCGTACCATTGACATTCAGGTTGCTAGACTAAAACATTATTGCTCATGAAAACTTTAGCCATTTTAGCCACTGTTCTACTTGTAGGATGTTCAACAACCAAACGAATGTCCACAGAGGATCTACGCTATTTCAAACCAGATTGTTCACGCAAAGAAGAACAACTACGATGGCTAAATGCTCAAATGCCCAGTCGCAACGAAGCTCAACTAAGTGCTTTGGCTGTAACCAGTGTATTTGGTACTGTGGCAACTGTTGCTAACGGAACATACCACGAGCATCGTGCTGTATACGACAGACGATCGCAAGCAATGATTCGTAGCTATATTAAAGAATTGGAAACTTGGTGCCCGGCACCAAATCCAAAACCACAAGGTTGCACTCACGTTCGAGAAGACTTTGCGGTTGGTAGTAGTCAAGGTTCGGTTTGTTATGCCAAGGGACAAACTCAACCGGTTGTAAACAAATGGGAAGCCTTGGTTGACTGATAATGACATTAAATGTTAATATGTTGTTATCGCAATTTAACCTAAGAGGTTTAGAATGAAAAAACTGTTGTTAGTAGTAGCCGTTGGTAGTATGCTTACAGCCTGTGCATCAGGTCCAAAGCCTACAGCCCAGCAAAAAATGGAGATTCAGCAAGCCAAAGCTTCTGTTTCTAATATTCCAGACTGGTTCACCGATGTGCCTAAAGATGACAATGCTATCTTTGCAGTAGGTGACGCTGTTAGTTCTAGTGCCAGTGGTGCGTTGAGTACTGCTCGTGCCAATGCGTTTGAAGGTATTTGTCAGACTGCTGGTGGTAAGGTGCGTAGCCAAACTAAAGTGTATCGTGTAGATACAGAACGTTCTAGTACCAGCACATCAACAACCGCTATTCGTAACTTTTGTCCTGATGTTGATGTAACTGGCGCTACTGTAGTTAAGAATTCTTTTGTGCAAGAAGGTGGCCGTATTCGTGCCTTTGTGCTGGTTAAACTGCCCACAGGAGATGCTAATACACTAGCTCGTACCAAACACCGTGAGCGTCTCGAGCGTCAAGCTATAGGCAATATGAAGGAAGAGTTTAAAGAACTTGACCGTATTGCTGGACCCGAGCAAGATCAACCCAAAGTTGAAGTCAAGCCTGTTACATCAAACGACAAGGTAGTAGGTGTAACCGAAAATGGTAAATCTTCTGAAATTACCCTGCTTCAAGTTGACAACGAAGAGTATAAAAAACGCAGGGATGAAGCGTTACAAAAGCCCGGAGCAGTAGTTGGGCAACTAACTGTTCGCTAATGGTATAAAAACCGTTTTGGAAATCGTGGAAGATACTGTATAATAAATACTTTATCGACCACGTTTTTTCAATTAAGAGAGCCAAATGCCAGCTAACCTCGAACTAGACAATAAAGAACTATCGCCCCAAGATGCGGGTATATACAACTTCATGGGCGAAGTTGATACTGATAATATTGAGCCCATCATTGATTGGATTCTAGTAGAGAATCATGTACGCACACCCAAGAAAAAAGAGCTAATTTTAATGATTAATTCTGACGGTGGTAGTGTGTCAGATGCGTTCGCTCTTATTGACGTGATGAATTCTAGTACCGTACCAATTCGTACAGTGGGATTAGGCAGTATTGCATCAGCAGGCCTACTTATTTTCTTAGCAGGGCATACTCGTACACTTACACCTAACACTAGCATTCTAAGTCATCAGTTTAGTTGGGGTAGTTCGGGTAAAGAGCATGAACTATTTGCTGTAGTAAAAGAATTTGAGCTTACTAAAGAGCGTATGATCAATCACTACAAATCCTGCACTAACTTAGCAGAAGCTCAAATCAAAGAATTTTTGCTACCGCCGCATGACGTTTACCTTAGTGCTCAAGAAGCACTGAAACTTGGTCTATGCGATCATATTGCTGAGCCAGCTAAAGCTCGCACAGTTAAACAACCCACAACAAAAACATCCAAACGATGACCATGTGTTATCATCCTTGGGTTGGTTTAGATATCAGCCCACAGGGTGAATTCAAGCCCTGCTGTAAATACACCAGCACTCTTGCTAAAAGTCTAGACGAGTATCAAACAAGTCCTGCATTAAAACAACTGCAAGAGGATTTTGTTGCTGGCCGCAAGCCCGAAGGATGTAGTCGCTGTTGGAAAGACGAAGACGCAGGTCTACCATCAAAACGCACACTTGACAATCAGTACCTGTTTGACAATCAAGCACCAGAACTATCTGGTATTAAAGCATTAAGTCTAACCTTTGGCAATACTTGCAATCTAGCCTGCCGTATTTGTAGCAGTTATCCCAGTAGTCGTTGGGCCCAGGAAGCTAAAAAATTAGAGCCACATTTCCCCGACATAAAAATTTGGGGTCACAATCAGTTCTATAAAGATCCTGAGTTTATGACCAAGCTATTAGATCAGCTGGACGGTGTGCTACAAATTGAAATAGCCGGAGGCGAGCCGTTTTATGCTGATGCCAAACCACACTTTCATTTACTGTCTGACATAGTTAAAAAAGGCAAAGCCGATCAGGTTAGCCTGCACTATATTACCAATGGCACAAAAATGCCCAGTCATGAAATACTAGATGAATGGTGGCCAAGATTTAAAAAAGTGGATGTGCAAATTAGCATTGACGGAACTAGAAATCAATTTGAATACAATCGTTGGCCTGCACGTTGGCCTGATGTATTGATCAATTTGGGACGTTGGCTAGAGTATCGTAAACAACGGTCTAATGTACAACTTAGCGTCAGTCACACAGTCAGCATCTTTACGCTACATGCACTACCTGACTTTTTGTTATGGTGCGATAAGCATGGCCTGCCGCAACCTTATTTGGGTTTATTAACGCGGCCTAACTATTATAGTATTACGGTACTGCCTAAAGAATCCAAGCAAGCAATTGAACGCAAGTTTAAATTGTACAGTATGTCGGATCAATTAGATCCAATCTTAAATGCCATGTGGGCAAAAGATGACAGTGAATTACTTGACACAACTGTAAAATATGTTAAAATATTAGATAAGCAACGAAAACAAAGTTTTCAAGAAACATTTCCAGAAACATATCAACTATTAGGTGAACGATGCCACACTTTGTACCAACTGTATTAGAAAAAACTTCAAACGGTGAACGTGCTTACGACATTTACAGTCGCTTGCTCAAAGACCGTATTGTAATGCTAGACACTGATGTCAACGAACACTCAGCTAGCCTCGTTGTAGCACAAATGCTATTTTTAGAAAGTGAGAACCCAGATGCAGACATATTATTCTACATCAACAGTCCAGGCGGCTCAGTCACTGCTGGACTTGCAATATACGATACTATGCAATTCATTAAGCCTGATGTATCTACCATTGTACTGGGCCAGGCCTGCTCTATGGGAAGTTTTCTCGCAAACGCCGGTGCTGCCGGGAAACGACTAGTACTACCAGAATCACGCACAATGATTCACCGTGTTAGTTCTGGTACTCCGGGCACACGTGGTAGCGTTCACGTACAAGAACTACAGTTCGAAGATGCTAAACGTAGCTTTGATGAATCAGTTCGCATTAATCAGCGACTAACTGAACTGTATGTCAAGCACAATACCAAGGGCAAGACCTACGAAGAACTGTTTGAAGCTATGAAGTTTGATACATTCTTAAGTGCCCAAGAAGCAGTAGACTACGGTCTAGCTGACGAAGTTGTTACCAAGCGAGTTTAATATGACACCAATGTTTGATCGTGTAGTAGTACTACAAGACGATAAAGAAGAAAAAACAAGTGCAGGACTGTTTATCCCAACAGCCTCTGCCGAACAAGCCAACACCGGGAGAGTTACAGCAACAGGCCCCGGAAAACTGTCTAAACAAGGAGTAGTTATTCCAATGACTGTTAAAGTTGGCGATCGAGTAATGTTCCCTGTGGGTGCAGGACTTAAAGTTAAAATTGACAGTCAAGATCTGTTGGTATTTAAAGAAGAAGAACTTATTGCTGTTGTTGACTGATGGCATTACTGGATATCAGTGAATTTATTTTGGGCAATCGTAATAGACTGCCCGAAATAGTCAATTGGCTCACAGAACATGTGGGGCCCTTGTACGGTCGCGGTGAAGATCCAGTGGTACATATAGGCTCAGGTTGGGAAATAATAGCGGTTAGAGAAGTAGACCTAGACGAAAATTACATCATCGGTTGGTCTGTAGATATAACTAATCCCGAGCTGTCTACTCTTTTTGCCTTGACTTTTTGTGGCTCTGCAATATAATATCTTATATCAGTAGAAACACTGAGATAAGTATTAGTGCAAAACAAAAAGGAAAGACTATGTTTAAAGTTTATACAGCAGTAAAGAGTTTTATTGATGCATACCGCGAAGAACGTAGACTTTACCTAAAGAAGAACACATGTTATTGGTACTAAAATGATTACCTGTAGACTATTAAGCGTACACGAACTTCGATGCTACGAGTATTTCTTAAAACAACGCAATATGGATACTCGTAGTATGTACTTTGGTATACCCTACTCTGATATTCAAATTACTTTGTTGGTTGATATGATATTGGAAAACCCAGAGAAGCATCATATAGTGGTAGCCGAAGACAGCGATTTAGAAATTGTTGGTACTGTACACATAGCCACAATCAGCGATCAAGAAGTTGAGTTAGGTGTAATGGTCGCAGAGTCACATCGCAATCAAGGTGTTAGCAGTCAAATGATGGACTATGCTGTAACATGGTGTCAGAATCGCAATTTCCGCGATGTTTACATGCATTGTTTAAGCTATAATCGCCCTATTATACACCTGGTGGAGAAGTTTGGCCTAGAAATAAGCAAACACGAAGGTGATGCTGATGCTAGAGTAACATTGCCACCAATGAATTTGTATACCTTAGGTAAAGAGGCCATGTTCCGACACAAGCAAATGGTGCAGGATAGACTAATACGTTTCCATAAAATGTTAAAGGTTTAGTAATAAATACTAAACTATGAAATCATTTGAGTTCGAAAGCAATAACCCAAAGCCACCTGTTGTTTATGTAGATATGGACGGGGTTCTTGCTGACTTCTTTGGTGCCGCGGCCAAAGGGGAAGGGTCCGAGCATTGGCGTCAAGCCCGCAAAGAAAAAGACCGCATTGAGCAAGTAGCACAAACACCAGGATTTTTTGAAAATCTACAGCCATTACCCGAAGCAGGTAAACTAATACACGGTGTGCTAAAGTATGCTGGCAAGTATAGTATATTGTCTAGTCCGTTAATGAGCGAAATAGAACAAAGCACTAGAGAAAAAGCCGAATGGTTAGAAAAGCATTTAACCAAACACTCACCGAAGTCTATATTATTTGATCACAACAAAGAAAGATTCGCACGTCAACCCGATGGCACTCCTAACATTTTAATAGATGATTATGCAACCAATATACGCTTATGGGAAGCCAATGGTGGTATCGGTATATTATACCAAGACGGTGAGTGCGATCAAGCATTAAAGAAACTTCGTTTAGCCTTAGCCGGCAAAGTGCAAACAGAATCTGTAGAAGAAGATTTTGAGCAAGCCACTAATACCGGAAATAACAAACTATACACCAACAAGCAGGTTCTAAAGTATGTAAAGGGCATCCATGCAGATGGCTATACTCTAGACAAACCTATATTAGATCACAAAGCGTGGCAATTAAAGCATGTGCCTATACGCACATTAAAAACTCCAGAATTTTATGACCAGGACGACCGTTACCGCAGAGTAATTGACTTGGACTGGGATCACATTGACGATATTACTACACACGACATAGAACGTAAACCTATTGTAGTGGATGATGAAGGTTGGGTATTAGATGGTAATCACCGAGTCACTGCCGCTCGCAAACGTGGCATGACCAGTATAAAGGCATTGGTACCTTACGTAAAATCATAAACTGCGTAGTTTTTTCGTGTGAGTAATAAATACGCATATTACTCCAGGAAAAACTGCCATGCTCGCCCACTTAAGATCCAAAAATTTCAACACTGATTTCTATCAGTACATATTCCAAGACCCCGTACACAGTATAACTGACGCAAGAACCTTGTTGCGTCGTTGTCGTTATGATCGTAATATTTTCTTTTTGTTAGAAAACGATAAACCCGTTGCTGTGCTTTGTGTAGCCTACACAGGTGGCCTACCCGATGACATTGATGACATACTAGACAACAACAGTCCGGTATCAACTCGTGCTAGTCATGCTATTTTTTACAGCGTATTCCGCACAGATGTAGCTACCCAATTAAAAAATGTAGGTGCTGTGCTTATACGTGAAGCCGCAACATGGATCAAAGAAAACATGCCACAGGTGCGTAACTTTGTTACCATGAGTCCTATTCCAAACCTAAGTGCTCATTTCAGTGAACCACCTAGTGTTGAAGCTGTTGTTGAGTTCTTAAAAGCACAAGGAGATCCTGTGGCTAAGTTTCATTTGGCCAATGGTGCTAAAGTGCTACGTGCTATCCCAAATGCAGATAAAAGCGAAAAACGTCGTACACAAAGCCACGGAATGATGGTAAATTACGACTATACATCAAATATCTTAAACGATAAAGATACGGTAAATAGTTAATAACACTGACTTTTTACGGTATCTTATATGCGTTTTACAGACTTTAGAACACTCACAGAAGAACAATTAGACGAGCTACGCATGAGCCCTAGCTCGCTCAAATCATTTATTAACAGTCCCGAAGCCGAAGGCATACGTGCTGGATTTGAAGCTGAATTAGTATTCACAGGCTTAGGCGAATCTGACCCAGAAGATTGGGAACCGGACATGGATATGGACGAGCGTTGTTCGTCTATTGACGAAGTTATTGACTTTTTCAGCAATGATGAATGGGGCTACGGACTAAGTCCTCGTGGCGAACGTGAACTACGCAACGGTCTTGATGAAATGTACATGGAATGGTACGACGAACAAATGTACGATGCATTCCGTGACGAAGCAGAAGAGTTAATTAAAAAAGTCATCGAAGACGAAGAGTGGGACTGGGACGACAAAACTCGTGAAGCACTAGAAGCCATGGGACTCAGCGACGAAGAAGTTGATGCCGCTATGGAAGCAGGCGAGTCAGCACCACGCTACACTAAATTAAGCGATCAAAATGCGGCCAGAGAAGCCAGCAAAGCCTATGACAACTATTTAGAAGGTCGTGATCAAGCAGAAAACGACTTACAAACACAAGCAGAAAACAGTCTTGCTGATCAAGACGGTTTCTATGACATGGCCCTAGATGAGTTCCGCAACGATTTCCAAGTAGATGACGACAGTAGTTTCTTTAGTGATGTTGGCCTACGCTGGATGAGCGATGTTCGTGATCAATTTGATTTAGATTGGCCTTACATGACCGGCTCTGGTGGCAACGAATCAGGATACAGTGAACAAAATGCACAACGACTAGCAGATGATTTAAGTGAAGTACTTGGCGTAAAAACCAAAGTATCAGGCGGATACCATAGTGCTCGTCGAGATGATGTAACTTGGATTTTTGAACCAGACTCAAGTCTTGATGCCGACTCAGGTGATATGCCAGTAGAAATTGTTAGTCCACCAATGCCTATTAAGGAAGCACTAGACAAGATGCGTGAATTCTTTAAGTGGGCAATCAGCAATGGTGCTTACAGTAATAGGTCCACTGGCTTCCATATGGGAGTAAGTTTACCATACGCTGGCGGTAATGTCGACTTTGTTAAGTTGGCACTATTCCTAGGTGACGAACACGTATTAAAAGAATTTGGCCGTAGCAGTAATCACTTTACTGAAGCCGCAATGAAAAAGATTCGTTCTAGTATAGCCAGAGGCAATGCCAAGGTAACTGACGCTATGGAGTTGATGCGTGGTAACTTGATTGAGTTGGCTAGCCGTAGTATTAGCAAAGGCGACTTTGGCAAGTACACCAGTATTAATCCGCACCAAGGCTATATTGAATTCCGTAGTGCTGGCGGTGAAGAATACACAGACAGTATTGATAGACTAGAAAATACCATGATGCGTTATGCACAGGCCATGCACATTGCCAGCCGTGCCGACTTAGAGCGTAAAGAGTATGCTAAGAAGTTGTACAAACTTATTGCCCCAGAAAAATCAGATCCTAGCTTAGAACTATTTGCAAAGTATACTGCTGGCGTAATTACCAAAGAAGAACTAAAGAAACAATGGGCAGAAACAGCATTGGCTAAAGATGCGCCTGAGACTCTTAAAAAGAGTACATGGCAATTATATGATAAAACCACAGGCAAGCCTGTAGCTGGTAAACAGTATGGTAATTTTACCTACGACGAAGCTATAGCAAAAGCCAAACAAGATCTTAGTCCAGGTTCGTCAATGGAAGGATTTAAGAAACAATATGAGTTGTTAGACACATCAGCCAACACTGGACAATGGGCAGTAGTTAATAGAGAAACTGACGAAATCATTGACATAATTAAATCTGCCACAAGAGGCGAAGCCGCAGATTTAGCAATGGACAAGCATGCAGGTGTTGACTATTATATTAGATCTTATTCTGAGTTTGACACAGTAAGAAAACCATTGAGTAGACGTGCAGAACTTGCTAAACGTATTAAAACAGGACCAGCTAAAGACTCTACAGTCAAAGATATCCAACCAGATATTGCAGGAGCAGTTGATGCCGCAGATAGAAGTAGGTCTCAAGCACCTAGAGGCGATGTTGAATTATATCAGTACGATACACCCAACGAAGTTTTTGACACACTACGTAATGTTACAGCTGATGAAATAAGAGAATACATTAATCGACAAGAGGCCAATGGCATGCCGCCAGGCTTCATGAGAGTAAGAAGAATTTAAAAGGAAAAATCAATGAAAAAATTATTAGCCGTATTATTACTAGTTCCCACACTAGCACTAGCACAAAAAACACCGCAAGGAGTAACCTATGACGCTAAAATCATTCGTGTAAACGATGGTGATACTGTAGTCATAGCGGCACCCTTTCTCCCAGCACCACTTAAACCAGAACTTGCTGTCCGAGTCTTTGGTGTTGACACCCCAGAAAAAGGATTCCGTGCCCAATGCCCTTCTGAAGATCAGCGAGGACAAGCCGCAAGTGCCTTCACTAAGAATGCAGTTGCAACTACGCAACAGCACCAGGTCATTCTCTATGGATGGGATAAGTTCGGTGGTCGTGTATTGGGGGACATCATTCTAAATGGTGTTAGCCTACGTGCTGAATTGATTCGCAATGGCTTTGCTCGCGAATATTTTGGCGATGCAAAACAAAGCTGGTGTAACTAATATAATATGAGAGCTAGAGACTACGTTAAAAACAATGTGGCATACCACAACAATCTGAATCCAGCGGCATGGCAGGGTTCAGAAATGCGTATGGAAGTTAGATACAAGTGTCTTAAGATTGCACAGACATTTGTTAGCTATCTTGATATTCCTAACTTCCGTGTGTTGGACATTGTTTTAACAGGGTCTATGGCCAACTATAACTGGACCAAATTCAGTGACTTTGATATACATGTTGTGACTGAGTATGCAGATTTACAATGTGATGATATTGCAGAAGCGTTCTATCGTGCCAAGAAACAAATCTGGAATGATAACCACGACATTATGATACGTGGACATGAAGCAGAATTGTACGTGGAAGATGTAAACGAGCCACCTGTGTCAGGCGGTATGTATAGTCTACTAGATGGCAAATGGCTTAAAGAGCCTGACTATAATCCACCTAACATAGATGATCGTTCTGTAAATCAAAAAGTTAAAAACCTAATACAGGAAATTGACCGAGCTATTGCCAATGCCAATGATCCTGAGGATATCAAACGTGTAACAGATAAGATTCGTAAAATGCGTCGTAGTGGGTTAGATCAATACGGCGAGTTTGGTGTAGAAAATCTAACATTTAAAGTGCTTAGAAATCTAGGTTATTTAGATAAGTTAAATAAAGCATATCACCGAGAACAGGATGCAGACCTAAGCCTATGAGAGCACAAGACTTTTTAATAGAATACCGCGGAGGAGTGTTGCGTTTATTACAGCAACATTTTCCGGGTTGGCCAGACTATGTTGTTCGTGACCTATTGCTAGGACGCATGAACAAAGCTGTACGCTCAGGCTTTCCTGTTACACAAGCAGAAACCGACGAAGCTAAACAATTAGCTACACGCGGTGATGGCTCAATTGATTTAGAAAAATACAAACAAGTTGTTGCACAGTTTCAAGAAAAGAAATGGGCAGAAAGTTTAATGCCACATATACAATATTTGAAACAACAGTATCCTATCAAGCGTTGGACCAAGGCAAACACATTTTTCTCATGGGACAGTTGGGATAGTACAACACAAAGCAAACTAGCCGCAATGGCCGGCGAAGACCCTAGCAAACTAGCAGATAAAATTCCTCGACATACCAAGCGTATTGGTACACAAGATGAAATAGTTAAACGTAGTGGCTTTATCAAAGAGCCATTGATTGTTGTACTACACCCACGTAAATCAATTAATGATCCTCAAGGTGGATTCGAGTTACTAGAAGGGCATCATCGTATGATTGCTCTTCTGCGCCAATATGGTGTTCACAACGGTGTGTATGCACCGGCATATATAGGACACTTTGCCTAATGTTTTTATACGAATTATTAAATGAAAGCCCTTGGACGTTTGATCCTGACGAAGAGGAAAAACGCGACCAGTTAGAATTGATGTTGCGTAGACAAGCACAACAACAAAAGACTGCTCGTCAATACAAAGGCAAATTAGTTAAGCAACACTATGGTGGATGGAACGGCAGACCGTTGCCAGATGACATTAAAAAAATTGCAGCCAAGCATGTTAAACGAGCTGTAAACGGCAGTTTATATATCAACGAATATGATGCCGGATGGTATCCACAGACCTACAAAGACCCAGGTGCTACATTTGAAACAGTGGTAATGAAATCTTTGGCTCCATACTTTACTGTACAACGAGTAAAAGAGATTCAAGCAAGATGAGAGCCAAAGAATTTATTGTAGAACATGCCGCACCATTAACACGTGGTAGCTACACTATACAAGTAGATTCTCATGCGTTTCAGCGTGTAAAACAAAGAAACATAAATCCCCATAGTATCGATCAATTACTCAACACCGTTACATCCATTAAACCAAAATTTAAAAAATTTGCAGCCGGGCAAAGATTTTGGTTACATAGTCAAGAATTAAATATATCAATAGGATTAACCATGGTTGATCCCGAGCAAAGAATATTAAGATTAAAGACAGTCATTGAGGGACACCCGTGGGCTGATTTAGTACCAACAATTAGAGTAGCGTAATGAGAGCCTATCAATTTTTACTAGAATACGATCGTAGCAAAACTGAAGCCAACTTTGGTTCTAAGATTGTTGCTGTGGCACGTAGAGATAATAGTATTCCCCGAGACTTTAGAGATCCCGAGTATGTAACTGATGAACAACTAGCTGATGTGGTATTAAATACTATCGAAGACTGTGATCCAACGCCTAACAAAGAATATGCACAAGCACTAGCGAACTTATATAGCAAAGGTGGTATCAAATTTGAGGACATGGGGTCAACTGTAGCGGACTACATTGCCAAGTTTCACAAGCTAAAACAAAAACGCATGATTCCAAGTCCACGCAACGACTTCATGCGTTACACTAGTATTGCAGACTTCATGAGTGTAGTGGACGAATATCCTAACCCCAATCAAGAACAACTAGTCGACAAAGGTCAAAGTCGTATATTCTACGAGGACAATTCAGTAAGAATTATTGTTCCTACAGATCAAACAGCGGCATGCTATTACGGACAAGGTACACGTTGGTGTACTGCGGCCAAGACTAATAACATGTTCAAGCACTACAGCCAACAAGGTCAACTATATATTATTCTTCCTAAGAAACCTAAATATGCGGGAGAAAAATACCAGTTTCATTTTGAATCACGACAGTACATGGACGAGCAAGATCGTGCTGTTGACTTAAGAAAAGTTGTAGCAAACTATCCTAGTTTAAAAATAGCCTTTGAAGATATTGCGATAAAAACTTCAACAGTTGATTTAATGAACACAGAAACAGCACGTAAGTTTGTAGCACAAAGCAAAAAATATCTTGAACAAAATGCCAAGTGGCATGGCGATAAAGACATTATGAGTTTTAGCATGATGTCTCACCAAAGTGACGAATTAGTTAATACCAATCTAGGGCAAAAGATCTATGCCGCTACCGGAGTTGACTTGCACGACAGGGAAATTGACTTGTATAATTCAGGTGATGTTGCTTGGGTGTTAGTAGATACCAAGACAGGAGACACAGCAGTTGTTCGTACAGACTTTGACTACGGTGATTCTGGATATGCTCGTACATTTACGGGTGGTAGCGGAGACGATTGGAGACCAGAATTCTTAGCTGTAGTAGAAAAACTAGCAGACATATTAAGTGCATATATGAATCGTCACCGTGCAGAAAACGACACATGGAGCGACGATGAAGAAGAACTTGAGCGTCAATACTTCGATAATGGCGACAATGCTGATGACTTGCTGGACAAAGTTTTTGCAAAATATGGTGCATACTTAGAATGAGAGCACAGGAATTCACTAAGCAACTTGACGAAGGTTGGAAGGAAAATCTTGCCGCATTAGGTCTAGTAGGTGCCGCGGCAGGTGGGGTAGCAGTAGATGACTACATTAGCCAAAAAGCCAGCCCACAGCAACAACAAGCTGTACCAGCAGTAACAGCACAAGCAACTAGTCCTACACCAAAAATTGAAATACCAAATGCTATTGCAAAAACAGACGTTACAAAATCAAACATAAACAGTTTGCCGCCGGAAAAACTTTTGGCCACTGTAGCCAAAGCATCGGGTATTATGGGCAATGAACTAGCACAATTACTTGCCCAAGCCGCACACGAGACGTTAAACTTTAAGCATATGACGGAAATTGGATCAAAAAAATATTTTGATAAGAAATACGATCCCAAGTTTGCACCCAAGAAAGCTAAAGCATTAGGCAACACGCAAGTCGGCGACGGAGAACGTTACAAAGGTCGCGGATTCTTACAAATTACTGGTCGTTACAATTATGCACAAGCAGGCAAAGCCCTGGGACTGCCCTTAGAACAGTATCCAGAACTAATGGAACGTCCCGATGTTGCTGCCAAGGCCGCAGTATGGTACTGGAACAATCGTGTTGCTCCTAAGGTAGCTAACTTCGATACCAGCAAAGCAACTACCAAGGCAGTAACAAAAGCAATCAATCCGGGTATGAAACATCTGAAACAAAGACAGAAAAAACTTCAACAATACGCTTCAAAATGAAACCATATGAACTTCTACCGCTGAAGGTAGATGTTGGTGCTATTCAACAAACACTGACTGAACACATTTTTAAATTAGGCTCACCTATATTTCAAGGTGAAGAATACGGCTACAATAACTTTGGCGGTTGGTCATTGACCACACGCACAGGGCAGTGGCAGGATGGTTGGGAGGTCGGGCACACCGGCCATCCTGCAGAACATTTAATATTTCCCAATGGCGAGCCCAACTTTAAAGCCGTAAAGTATTTAGATATCAGTGATCCGTTTGAACACAAGAATCCCACCGAAGCCTGTGTTGGACCTATTGCCGATGCATTAAAGCAAATACAAGCATTGGGATTTTACATCAGGCGGGCTAGGGTAAGCATATTACGTCCGGGTGGCAAAACTTTATTACACAGTGACGGCCCACGTGAAAAATACATGGCTCGTATACATATCCCAGTTATAACAGATCCTGCTTGCATACATAACGCAGATGGCACAGCATTTCACATGCCAGCTGATGGTTCGGTTTACATTATTTGGGTCAACGTTCCTCATCAAGTAAGTAATGATAGCAACATTGATCGTTATCATATTATCATGGATGCATACGATGTTGCTGGTGTTACAGAAGAATTCAAATATCCGGATAACATACGAGATTTGGAAATACGTGCAGAGTTTTTCCGCAACATGGTTAACAACACACAATTAACAGAGCAAGATATTGCTTGTTTCGACGAAATAAAAAGAAAGTTTCTCAATAATGAATATACTAGTAAGCGGATGTAGTTTTACACAGTGGCCTGAATATGTAGGTGGGCCCAACACATGTTGGCCACGTTACTTGGGCGAATTAGAGCCCACCTGGCGAATTAAAAACATTGCCGAACCCGGTGCCGGTAATCAGTATATTGCCGACAGCATTGTGCGTCACATACTAGAAAATCCGTTGATCAAATACGACAAGGTATTGGTAATGTGGACTGGCGTTAGTCGCTTGGACTTTTTAACAGGCCTAGAAGATCCGCACTGGAATGACTTGTTTAACAGTTACGGATTTTATCGCAGAGTAGATTCATGTCCAGACAAACTAGGATACATATTCTCAGGCGGGCAAATGGGCACATGGTTTAACAATCCTGTGGCTGAAAAAATGTTTCGAGAAATGTACAAAGTATCTAGCCCACTAAGTCTCGCTACGACCAACATCATGGAAATGATCAAGTTGCAGAACTTCTTAGAAAATCAAGGCATAGACTACAAGTTCATGAGCTATGTAAACTACTGGGGCGACGGAGAGAACTTATCACGCAACGGAGACTTTGGTGTAGGCAAGTTTCCGGAAGTAACTAGACTGTTGCGTGGTGTAGATTGGAGTAAGTGGATCTTTGTTGACGAACACCGTAACGGTATATATGAAATGGCTGTACGCGACAATGACCTACAGCCAGATAGATTTCATCCCGCAGAAACTACACAGCGTTCTTGGGCTCAGCTAGTACGTGATCGATTAAAGATCTAACTTGATCGGCACATCGTATATTCCAGTCAGTGCTCATAATCAAATTATAATTGTGATCTAGAGTATCGGCTATCTTAAGATAGATTTGATCTTGTGGTTGACTACACAACCACTTTACCTGTTCAAATGACGCGGCTAATCGTTGTTCATCATCTTTGATTAAGTCGTAACTTTCATCAATGACGTTCCCAAATGTTTTAAATCCCAGTTCATGTAAGTTGTGTAAAAACTTATAACCGCTGAATGCCACAAACAATCTACGATAGATCATAGGCTTGGCTGTCTTTTCACTGTAGAAGCTGAGTGTATTGTCAAAGTCAGTTTCTGCTACAATGCTATAAGCAGTATCATTAAAAACCTGCGTGGGTATAACTTGACTCAAGTGACACAGGATATTGTGATACTTAACATAACCGCAAGTACCTGGAGCATCCTTTTCAACAATCTCTGTGCCGGGTTCGTAGATAAAGTAGTCTTTGGCATAGAAACTGTTATCGTCCCACTGTCCACCATATGTCATAATAAACTTGTCTTGCAGGCCATTGGCTTTGACTGCTTCGTTGACAAATGTTCTATGCGGTTTGGGACTGCCTAACAATGCGTCAAAGTACCTAGGCTTGACAGCATAAGGTGTGTACCTGGCTGTAACATCGGGTAATTGTCTATACAAGTTGGCTGTGGTTTTCATCCAGTCGCCCCAGTATATAATGTTCTTGTCCATTTCACTGTTGTCGTTTACTTGCCCGGGCAAGCACCAATAGACATTTTTATGATGACACTTTTCCCATATTTCCCAATGGTACCAATGTAATTCGCTTTCAAAGCTGAATACCAATTGGCTGACTGCACTTAGTCTGTTGATCTTCTTTTCGAATCCGGTATAAGCATCGTGGTCGCAATGTAGCCTGTGACTGGTAAACGCTAATTTAATTTCTGCTGTATCGGCTTCAAACTCATCTAAGTTTGTGAATGGAACGCAAGTTAAGCCACGTAAAATATTGTTGAGCCACTCGTCCCGTAGTAGCTGGCTGTCGTAGTAAACGCTGATCATTTTTAATTGAATAAAGGTTGTTTTACATATTTACCGGTAAATATACTAAGGTCATAAAATCCTATGGAACTTCTTTACTATCTTGATTTGATAATTGCTGTTGTTATGCTGACGCTGTTTGGCGTCGGTGCCTGTAGCCTTTATGTTGTTCATAAACGTCTTTGTGCTGTTTTTGAAAAGCAAATCGAAATTGAAAAAATGCAAGTCGAATTAAAATACGAACTCAAACATCGCGACAAGCACAGCATTTTTGGTTAGTACTCACTAACTTTCCAATTTGACCAATAAATCCATTTATGCTATACTCATAGCATGAAATTAGATACTAACGAAATCTTACAGTGGGCAGGTGCCGTGTTTATCATTGGCGGACATAGCCTAAATGCTGTTGGGCCCAGTGCCTATCCTTACAACATCCTTACATTTTTTATAGGAACTATCTTGTTCCTAATCTGGACTATCCGTGTTGCAAATAAGCCACAGTTGCTGGTTAACATTGTAGCCCTAGCAATCGGGCTTACAGGGCTTGTAAAGGCTTTTGGTTGACCCAAAAATCCATTTAATCTATAATAGTAGTTATAGTAACTAATAAGGAGCTGACATGACTGAACTTGGAAATGTGCGTAGTGCTATTATTTCGGGTCGTTTTTCTAACCAAGATCTGGATGCTATTGCAGATGCACTTCGTTTCGCTCGTAGCCAATTGACTAAGCAGAACACTCGTGCCCTACGTGCAGGTGATGTGGTAAAGTTTACGTCTAACCGCAACGGCATCACATATCAAGGTACCGTGGAAAAGGTTAAACTAAAGTATGTGTTGGTTGCTACTCCTGCGGGCCGTTACAATGTTCCGGCTAATATGCTGGAAGCCGTGTAAAACGGTTGACCCATAATTCATTTTATTTTATAATACTTGTATTGAAACTGCAAAAGGATCTGTAACATGGCAACTCGTTCTGCAATTGGTGTGATGCATGGTGATGTGTGCAAGGCTGTTTACTGTCATTGGGACGGTTACATCGAGCACAACGGCGTTATCCTGCAAAAGTTCTACGACAGCACCAAGGCTAACTTTTTGGTTGCACTAGGTGACATCAGTTCTTTGCGTACTGAAATTGGCGAGCAACATCCGTTCTCAAAATTTGAGTGCAAGGATGGCGAGTACGACGAAGCCAAATACGAAAATTGGACTACCTTTTACGGACGTGATCGTGGTGAAGAAGGTACTGAGTGGAAAACCTTTCATAGCCTGGACTCGTTTATCAGCTATTATGATGGGTGTGGTGCAGAGTATTACTACATCATGAAAGACGGTGTTTGGTATGTTAGCCAATACGGTCGTCCACTGGAAGTGTTGGCAGATGTAATTAACTCATTGGAGACTGAATAATGGCTATCGTACTTGCTATCGCTGTGGTAGTGGCCCTGATTGTAATTGTAGGACTGGTACTGGCATTTCCTGTAATGCTACTGTGGAATGGTTGTTTGGTTGGAGCCATTACAGGTGTAAACGAAATTTCCTGGTTGCAGGCCTGGGGTATTTTGGTTCTATTTGGCCTGCTGTTTAAATCCGGTGATACATCTGTATCCAAGAAAGGTTAACATGAAATCGTTTATTGCGGGAACTGTTTTTGGTATTATAATCTGTACTGTGGGATTCACTGGTATTGCACGTATGTTCGATAACGGTGTTGCTAAAGTTCAAGAAGTAAGCCGAGAGGCCGCAAAATGATGTACCCATACGAAGTAACTTACGATATCACCACTAGCCCAACAGATTCTTATAGTGGCGGATATAGTACTCGCAGTGATATGAGTAACTTGACCATTGTGGTTCAAGCAATGGGTCCTAGTCAAGCCAGGACTATTGTGGAAGCCATGTTCGGTGGACCAAGTACTTGTGTAACCAAAAATGCTGTATTAATTGGCTAATTTGGTAAAAAAGAATTTTATATTATGGTTGACTTCTATTTCGAAATAATCTATAATATGAAATATGTTGGTAGTGTGTATCAACATTGTTTTTCAAACTTAACTTAAATTGGAGTGTTTCAAATGACTAAATTGTTCAAAGTTGGTGGTGTTTCTAAATCTGCTGGTGGTTCATACAAAGTGCGTTTTGCTACTGACATGACTCGTGTCAAGATCTTGGCTAAGACTGACAGCGATATCAATTTGATGGAATTGCCGTCTGAGATGGACAAGCCAGAGCTAGTGTCTTTCCTTAAGACCACTGACTTGTATCAGAATGCAGAATACAAGATGGCTATCGACAATGCTGACGCCAAGTACAACGGCGTGGTTAAGGCTAAAGGTGCTAAGGTTAAGGCCGCTCCTAGCCTTGAAGCTATCAAAGCTCGTGCAGAGGCAGTTGCAGAGTAATCTGTCAAGTGTGCGAAAAGGGGCAGAAATGCCCCTTTATTTTTGAGACCATTTGCCCGAACCAATTTGGTAGCACGGCACAAGATGCCGGTAAGTGCTCTCAAAAATAATAAATACTTGACTATGCAACAACCCACAAAATTGTCAAGTAGTAGAACAGATAAAACACAAACGGTCAAAGAGCTTGAACGTGAACAGCGGGAAAAAGAAGCCAACAAGGTTGTATTAGCCAAAGGTAATCCTAAGATTGACAATAATGTGATTAGAGGTTATAATTAAAGTTATTGCTGTATGAAGTGATGTAAAAGGTGTTGCGGACGAGGGTTCGATTCCCTCCAGGTCCACCATAAGGAGATTAGCATGAATGACGATCTAACCAGCCTAGGAATAGGTATAATAGTTGTTCTTGTTGTGTTTGCATTAGTCCTTTTATGATGGGCCTGACCAGGTTTCGACGTGGTATTAAGTAGCAGAGCAGACAGCACGGGAAAGCAGAACCCGTTAGGATTGGGGGAACCCGGTCGTAGAAGCAAAACCTTTAAATGCAAATGATAACGCATTTTTGATGGCCGCCTAACTTAGGCCCATCTGAGTTTTGCTAGTTGAACTTGGAAACAGAATCAACTAGCTTTATTTTATTAGGAATACCTTTTCTTACCGAAGTTTTCCCCAATTTGGCGGCACTAAGTTTTTCTCTCTGTTCCAGCGACATTGATTTACCTTTGTTTGATGCAGGAGTGCCCTTAGGTCTTCCTGTTTTGAGGTTATAGTATCTAGTTCCAAACTCAGCTTCTTTAACTAATGCAAGTAATCTTGCTTCTTCTTTTCTTGCGGAAGCTCTGTTATCAAAAAGTTTAAGTATTTTTCGTTTAAAATCGCCCGGGCGATATTGGTATTCACCATTAAACCACCTACTAGAAGAAACGTAGTTGTCATCTACTTTTCCTTCGTGTATTCCGATGTAAAACATTTTTCTAGATTTATCAATCCATATGTAGGTAAAATATTGCATAGCTCCTCCAGTGTTATTTAGTAAATGCAAACTTTTTAGTTCGCATTAGCGGCCTAAACATCGCTTAGGGTAGTTATACCTCGTAACAGAAAATAACAAAACCCGCTTCGGCGGGTTTCTTTTGATAAATAACTACATTAGCAAGGAGACTATTGTGCCTAAACAATTTATGTCTTGGTATTTAACTGAGGCCACAACAGAACAAAAAAACCTATTCCTTCAAGTTTACAGTACTGAACTTGCAGTAGGTGTATCTACAAACACCGTACCTGATTTATCACCAAATACAGAAGAAAAAATTAGCCTATGGGAAACTTACTGCACCGCAGTTAATATTGACCCAGCTATACAAGGAAATTCACCTCCTGTGTATCAAGATCATACGCCATCTGCATAAGCTACAAGTAACACAAAAAGCCCCGCTAAAACGGGGCTTTTTTATGGTTGACCATTAATTCCAAATAATCTATAATATACATATATTAAGAAATTTGGAGTTTTATGAAATTCTTTCAAGAAACTACTGCATGGGACGTTCCTACTCCCAACCACATTTACCTGCTCAACGACAGCAAGGAAAAAATGTATGCCTACATCAAAGTAGGTACCAAGGCGGTCTTTGAGTTCAAAAAGCCAATTCGCATCAGCACTCGTGGTCGCAAGTTTGTGGAAGTGCCGAATACCTTTGACTATTCAATCAAAGAAGAAAAATCCGAAGGTCAGCGTTGGGAAGTAAAAGGCTCCAAAGGCGATACTTATATTGTAGAAAAAATTGATAATGTGTTAAAATGCACTTGTAGCGGTTTTAAGTTCCGCGGTGATTGCAAACATGCCAAGGCTTTTGAAAATGCTTGATTTTGAAAAAACTACTGTGGATTTGCGATACATGGGCATGGAGATTCCTGACCATACTCGAGAAACCATTACTAATTATTTGTTTCGTGGTTGGGCACCCGGTGGCTTTGTTGAAAGCATGATCGCCAAAGATTACGAACGTGCTTTGTACTGTGCTGATACTGCCAACCGTCAGATGTTCTGGGCCATTGCCATGTGGATCAACGAGTGTGCTCCTAGACAGGCTGTAGGCAGTTACGATGCATTAGAGCAATGGCGAGATGATTTAGGAGGCCGTAGAACTACATGGGCCACTGCACGAGAAAAAGAATTTATGTGGAAAACTTTACAAGGAGCTAACTATGCCTAATTGGTGTAACAATACTTTGATTCTAGGTCACGATGACCCTGCTATGATTGTCCGTGCCAAAGCGGCATTCGTTGAAGGCAGACTGCTGGACGAGTTTATCCCTGTACCAGCTGAACTCAAGGAAACTACTAGCCCCAACAGAGATGCTAATTCAGCTGAAGCTCTACGCAAAAAGTATGGTGCCAGTGATTGGTATGACTATGCTGTAAACAACTGGGGTACTAAGTGGGACGTGGGCGATGCCAACGGCATCCAAACCTGGGACGATCACGAACTGATTGTGTATTTTGATAGTGCATGGTCACCACCAACTAGTGCATACGAACGTTTTGAAGACCTAGGTTTCCGTGTGTATGCAACTTATTATGAACCCGGCATGTGCTTTGCTGGCATATATGACGAACACGGTGATACCAGTTATGATTTAACTGACATGGACAGCGACGAAGTTCGCAACACTATTCCTCATGAACTTGACGAGGCCTATTGTATCAGTGAAACCATGGCCGAGTACGAAGCCGAAAATGAGGATGAAGTTACTGCATGGTACAAAGAAGGTGTAGAAGAGTGTAAACTAACTCCGCATACTAACAAGAAAGAAGAAACAAATGACTAATACATGGGACATCATTGCTGAACTGGAAAGCAATAACAGTCGACTATTCAAAGAAGAAGTAATTGCACGTGAAAGTTCAGCAGGCAACACAGAACTGTTCCGAGGATTCCGTGCGGCATATGATGCTATGGTTACCTTTGGCGTTAAGAAAGTTGAAGAAAAGAAAGGTGATGGCAAAGGCCTTAACCCGGAAACTTTTTGGAAAACTGCACAGGAATTAGCCGAGCGTAAGCTCACAGGCAACGCCGCACAAACTGCTATTAACTTCTTGCGTATGAACGCAAAGGAAGATGAATGGAACTTCTGGTACCGTCGTATCCTTATTAAGGACATGCGATGCGGCACCAGCGAAACCACCGTCAACAAACATGCCGATCCCAAGTATCATATTCCTGTGTTTACTTGTCAATTGGCACACGATGGTGCTAACCACGAAAGCAAGGTCACTGGTGAAAAACTCATTGAAGTTAAACTAGATGGTGTGCGTGTTATTACTGTGGTTTATCCTGACGGTAAAGTTGATCAGTACAGCCGTAATGGTAAAGAGCTGGTAAACTTTGAGCATATCAAAAAGCAAATTGCCAAACATGCTGTGTTCTTCAGCGAGCCCATGATATTAGATGGCGAAGTTATGTCAGCATCATTTCAAGATCTTATGAAACAAGTACATCGTAAAAGTGATGTAGAGGCCAATGATGCTGTGCTACACTTGTTTGATATCATCAGCTTGCGTGAGTTCCGTGAAGGAGTAGGCGAGCATCGACAAATTGATCGCAGTTTTACACTCAAGGCTTGGTACGAACATATTAAAGATCATATGCCTAACGTGGCTATTGTGGGACAAGAACTAGTTGACCTGCGTGACCCAGAAGGACAAGCTCGCTTTGCTGAAATCAACAAGCAAGCAGTTGATGGCGGATACGAAGGTATTATGATCAAAGATCCAAGTGCTGTCTACGAGTGTAAACGTACAACCAGCTGGCTCAAGCAAAAGCCTTACATCGAAGTTAGTCTAGCAGTAGTAGGTGTAGAAGAAGGCACTGGTAAAAATGTTGGACGCCTGGGTGCATTGATCGTTGAAGGCATTGACGACGGTAAACTTATCAGGACTAACGTTGGCTCAGGTCTCACTGATAGCGATCGTGTTGTTTATTGGGACAATGCCGATGCAATCATTGGTAACATCGTTGAAGTACGTGCCGATGCTGTTACACAAAATCAAGATGGTAGCTATTCGCTAAGGTTTCCTCGCTTTAAAGGGTTCCGTGGATTTGTGCCAGGAGAAAAACTGTGAACCAACGTCTTAAAGAACTAATGCTAGAAGCAGGTTATGCGGCGCCCGAGATTGCAGGCCGTGCTAACAAGCTAGCTGAGTTGATTGTTAGAGAATGTATGGCAATGTGTAAAACCGCAGTAGGCAATGCTGACTACAACACAGGCAGACTACATTGTTTGAATAACATCAAAGAACATTTCGGAGTTGAAGAATGAATGAACAACTAAATGAAATCCTGAACCAAGAGATTGCTAGAGAATTGATGTTAGAAATCAATCCCGAGTTGTCACAACAAAAGTTTGAAGAAGTTTGGTCCAAGTGTAATGGCAATCCTTGGAACGCTGGTATTTTATACAAAATGTTGGAACTATCAAAATGAACAAACGAATTAAAGAACTTGCTGAACAGGCTACCGTATTTGTAGCGGACTATGATGGTCAGCGGTGGCAAATAGATCCTGAAAAGTTCGCCGAGTTGATTGTTAGAGAATGTGTTGACATTGCTTACAAATTCGATGAACCCAAGTTGTCGGGACCTGGTATGATTATTGGGAACAGGATTGAAGAACATTTCGGAGTTGAAGAATGAACCAACGAATTCAAGAACTTGCTCTACAAGCCAACGGCAGTTTTGGTACGGGTTCAGAATTTGCTGTGGTATTTGGCGAGCCGGAAGATTTCAACAAGTTTACCAAGTTGATTGTAGAAGAATGTTGTAAAAGACTCAGCGAAGAAACAATTCTTCATGATGGGTATGGATATAATCAACATGAACTGTACAACAGATTGCGTAAACATTTTGGAGTTGCGGAATGATAACCCTTAATCTTACTTTGCGTAATCCTTGGTCTGATCGTTTTGAAAATATTTGGTACAAGGTATATGCTGTTGCACGACATAAGAGTATTGAACTGCAAGTGTATAAAAGTTCTGTTATTGCCGAAGTTGCAGTGGATCTTACTACACGTCAGGATCATGCAGGATTAAGAATTGAACTTGGATTGCTGGGTTACAACTGTATTTTTAATCTGTACGATACCCGGCATTGGAACCGTAGTAAAGGACAATGGAGTACATATGAATGATTTTGGTTTAGGTATAATTGTTGGAATTTTGATAATGCCTTTCTTGACTTTAATTCAAGCGTCTGTTAAAATTATTATAAATGCCGTGGTGGCAACCAACAACTGTACCGGCGACTGTTGTCAAGGTCGATTATGCAACTGTAAAAACAAAAATGACTAAACTATATCGTATTACACCCTTAGAAAAGAAATCAGTAGAATACTTCGTTGATATATTTGAACGACTAGATAATGGAAGTGTGCGAGGTTTCCAGGTTACTGAAACATGGCGGTGGGGTCAAGGTTTCAGAGAGGAAGATGAACCAGTTTACGATATAGAAACAGATCGTGTGCATTGTCGCCCCGAAGTAGGCTGGGGCTGTGAACTAGATGACTTGTGTTCAGTGTATGTTGAATTTGACGAAAACTGGACCGAGGAAGAAAAAGAGTATATTGAAAGTATCTTACGTTATGAATCCGAAGATGAAGATGGGCGTTGTGGAACAGGATGGCTTTATGATGGCGACCATAATTACGAAATTGAAGACGACCATGTTGCGATTTTGGGTCCAGTTAAAATTGAGCTTGTGGATGAAGATAGCGGCCAAACGCAAGAAGTGGAGCCCACTCCGCTCAACCCAACAGATTGGCCATTTCCTACAGCAGGCGAAGGTACTGTCAATGAATGAAAAAGAAGTTATGTTCATTGTGCAGGGTATGTTGCGTACACTAGTACGTGACAAAAAATACTTTTATCACAGTAGCGTTGGGCACACCTATTGCCACTTGACAGAAGATGGACGTAGAGTGCTGATGGAAACGCTAGAAATAGTTGCACCAAAGTTATACGAAGCCATGCATAACGAAGATATAGAACGCAGTAAACAACTTATCATGAATGAACTTAAAGGAGATTAAATGGGTTACGATCCGAGAGCAACAAAAGTATCAAAGTCAGTAAAACGTATTGCGGCAACAATGACAGATAAAAATCTGCGACGCAGTCTTATTAAGAGCTATGCCGAAGCCGAGCGTTCTGCTCTTGCTGGCAAAAGTGCTCGCAACAAAAGAGGTGACTAATGTCCTACGAAATTCACTATAATCAGCCGCCGGAAGAACTGGATATCGGCGCCAGGCACAAAGAAATCCAAGACTTGCTTTGGAATCATCAGTGCGAAGTAACATTTACTAAAGTTGATGGTACAACTCGCACCATGCCTTGTACTCTAATGGCGTCGGCATTGCCGGCACGCGATGCCAGCAAGCTACACGAAACTAAGATCTATAACCCTAATAATTTAAGTGTGTGGTGTTTGGACAAAAGCGAGTGGCGTAGTTTCCGTGTGGCTAATGTAACTCATGTTCGCGTGATGCAATGACCACTTGGATTGTGCAATTAGAAGAAGATCCTGTCACTGGTGATCTTATTATGCCTATTCCCGTTGACGCACTAAATCAATGTGGGTGGGACGTTGGCGATACTTTACTCTGGGATATTACAGAAAACGGAGATATTTCGTTAACTAAAAAGAAAGAATAAAAATGGGGCCTAGCCCCATTTTTGTTTATGTATTAACAGTGCCGCTTGCCTTGCTAAAAATAGTTGCCACCTTACGTGATCGTTAATCCCGTTTGGGCTAACTACTTGATGTAGATCTTTTCTTCGATAAGGACTAATGATCGCGTCATCTTCAATTTCATCGTAATCCCAATCTTGTAGCTTATGAGTAACCCTGTGAGGATTACTTCTTAACAGTTTAAACTTTGGTATCTTTGTTGCACTTACATGGACCGGTGCGTTTCGTGTCACAGTCCGGTGATGGGCATCTGTAAGCGTATTGCTCTTGATATGATCCTTCGCCACGGACATCATACTTGCCAGGCTTATTGTAATCACAGTAATCGCTGGTACGTATTTGTTCATTTCTGGTCCTCATTAGCATATTTGAATACTCCTTTAAGGTGTATAATATATTAACGCCTGTTTACCTATATAAGTTGACAAAAATCAAAAATACTTTTATAATACACACATGGAACACAATATGCTTGACGATATGATGGATTGCCAATGGCTCAAAGACAAAGTTCGAGCCAGCGATAGTTATGCCCAAAATTTGTATGCGGCCATGTGCAACATGCAGTGGCAAAAGCGTGACGTTATGCCCATTTTAAAAGATGAGCTATGGGGTTGTAGTTGGAGATCTGCCGGGGGAATCATTGCCCAAATACAAGGCAAAGGTGATTACATGGATTGGTATTGTTCTGGTATGGGCAGATTTGCCGCACTAGATGACGAAACCGAAGAAGAGGCACAAGCTCATTTTCTTACCAAGGGCTATGCACCCGAAGGCCACGTAACTGAGGAGATTCGAGAGGATCTCCTCAAACTGGGTTGGCAACCTGTTCCGTACAATGACGACTTTGTTTAAATGGTTAAATTAGTTGTTGCAAAAATCTAATTAAAGTGTTACATTAATATCAGCTGTTAAATTTACAGCAAATTACTTAGGAGAAATTATGTTTAATCTTGAAACCAAAACCGGCAAGGCATTCAAGGCTCTCGTTCTAGAAGGCCAAACTTTGACACAATCTGAAGCTAAAAAGCGTTACGGCATCGGCAACTTATCTGCCGAAGCAACACGTATTCGACAAGCTGGCTTCGCTATCTACGCTGACAGCCATGTTGCTGGCAACGGTGTTAAAGTAACAACTTACAAGCATGGCAAGCCATCACGTAAGGTTGTAGCCGCAGGTTATAAAGCACTTGCAATGGGTCTAGTTTAATCTAGTATAAAACCCATATAAAGCCCGCTTAGGCGGGCTTTTTCTTTGCCCGCATTAAATACTAATATGGGTCGCAGAGTTTTTAACTTAGAACTTGACATTAGACGTGAGATGGATCTAATCAAAAAGATTCGTAAGCAGGAAATTTATGCTCAAAATCTTTATGCCGCACTTTGTAACAATGAGTTTGCACCCAAAGACTGTTGGGCTATATTAAGTAATCTTAAGTGGAACTGTAGTTGGAGTTATGCGGCACAAATGATAGCCGAAATCCGAGAGGACGACAGCTATATCGACTGGTACTGTTCTGGTACCGGATTTGCAGGCCAAGACTTTGTTGGCTTTGTAGAAGAAAGTTTTGTAACCGAAGAAGTTAAATATGATTTGGACGAATTGGGCTGGATTGTTTTAACTGAACGCTGGTTGCATTTTCCCGAATAATAATATACAATACAGTTTTATAAGGAGTTTGACATGCATGTCAACTTAATGAGTGATTTACACCTTGAATTTGCAGACCTTGAATTACCAGGCGGTGACGTACTAATCTTGTCTGGAGATGTGTGCGAAGCTAAAAACTATAAAAAGGATCACTACAATCCCGATATGGTTTTATTTGAGCATGAACGCAAAGACCAACGTCCCGACAGATACTATCGCTTTTTGGAAGAAGAGTGCCGCAAGTACAGTCAAGTTATCTATGTAATGGGCAACCACGAACACTATGGTTTTCAGTTCCAAAAGACCTATAGTCAAATTGCCAACCAGTTACCGGATAACGTACACTTGCTGGAAAACCAAACTCATACCATTGAGGATGTAACCTTTGTGGGTGCTACACTATGGACAGACATGAACAAAGGCGATGCTCTTACTCGTTACCATTTGCAAAATTACATGAATGACTATCGTCAGGTCACCATGTTCAACGAAGCTAAAAATGCTTATCATAGGTTGACCCCTGAGCGTACTGAAGCTGAACATTGGAAGTCGCGTAACTTTATCCGCGAAACTGTAGAAGGTAAACAGGACCAAAAGTTTGTGGTTGTTACACACCATTCTCCAAGTAAGCTGAGTATCAAACCAAGATACCAAGGTGACCATCTAACCAACGGTGGCTACAGCAGTGATCTAAGTGAGTTTATTTTGGATAATCCGCAGATTCAAGTTTGGACACACGGCCATACACACGACACATTTGACTACTTGGTAGGATCTACTAGAATTTTATGTAACCCTCGCGGTTACGCTGGCTATGAAACAAGAAGCCAGGAATTTGATCCTGGCTTTGGGTTTGATGTGTGACAAAATAAAACGGGTCCTAAGGACCCGTTTTTTATACTTCGAAAGTTACAACTTCTTTGCTGGCTAATTCAATACCAACACTTTCTCTATAGCTTTTACGCCATTCAGCGGCTTGAGAAATATCCCCAGATAATCCCAACCATACATGCATATTTTGTAGTTGTTCTACATCGCTGGCTGTTGCGCCTTCGATCAAATATGTTACAGTCTGAGTATCTGAACCCGCGTCATATTCAATTTTAATTCTAACAGGGTCGGTTCCTTCCCAACTGTGCTGGTCAAGATAGGATTCGTATTGTGTTGCCCATGTTGCCAACGATGCGTTGTACAATGGACTTGTAGATGGGGTAGATCTCATAGCATCTAGCGTTGCTGGATTACCATTCATATTATAAACTAGTTTAATTCCGTATTTTGTTGCCATTTTGGCATCTCCTTAATACTATTATGAAGTATTTATCTCTTGACCTATTAAGTTTTTAATATATACTTTAGCTATGTCACATACCTACACAACCGCTATTCCCACCGGAAATATTACGCTCGCCGGTGGCACTCAAACGAGCTTTACTCTAAACACCGGAGTTACTGGAACTGCTAGCCCGTATGTATGGGCCAGCACATCGGGGTGGGACACCACTGCTAGCTCTGCAACAATATATGTCAAGGGTGAAGCAGTATTTGATGGTAATGTTACAGTTAAAGGACGCGATTTAACCCAAATGTTAGAAAGCATTGAAAGTCGTTTGGGTATACTAACTCCCAACCCACAACTCGAGTCCGAGTTTGATGAGTTAAAGGCCCTAGGTGATGCTTACCGTGCGGCCGAAAAGAAATTCAAAGAACAAAAACGTATATTCGAAATCCTTAAAGATCAAGACAAATAAATCGCAATATTGTATAATATTGCTATGCATTCTGTTATCTTAAACTCAAATACAAAATTAGGCGAAGGTTCTGCTAGTGACGTACACGGTGCTGTAATGTGGTGCGATACAAATATAGGCAGAGAACAATACAACATTGATAATATGTTTCCAAGTTGGCGATGGGAATTTAAATTTCAACGCAAGGAGGATGCGGTGCATTTCGCATTACTATGGGCATAACTGTTAGAGTACCTTGGCAAGATCCCTACAATCACGGCGACGCGTGGAACGAACTGCTGGCCTGGACTGTAGAGACCTATGGCCTTCCCGGGGAACGTGTGCAGTTTCATCCTACAACAGATTACATGGACTTTGTATTTGAAACTGAAAATGATGCACTGATGTTTCAGCTTAAATCGGGCGGGTTTAGAAAAGACTTGCAAGAATTGGCAGTGGAATTTGTAGGGGGTTTAATCAATTGATTAAAACTATAGTACATACATTTTCCGTCGGTGATGTAGACGATCCTGAAATCTATGCCGTACAGCCAATTTGGGAATGGCAACAAACTGAAGCTGGCAAATGGGTAATGGAGAACAGCATAGACACTTACTGGGCCTCACACTGGGATCACACAAACTTTTATCAGCAATATAAAATTGTAGCAACACTGACAGAAAAAGAGCATACGTTCTTTATGTTAAAATGGGGTAATAATGTTTCCGGCAATTAATAGAGATCAATTTAAACCTCCACGAGAAGTGCTTGACCGGTGTTATCGTGTGGACGTCGATGGTGATAAGCATAGACCAAAAGACATGCGTACCTGGGCTAGAGAGCATTGTGAAAGTTTTGTTTGGTGGGATAGCACAGACATGAGTGATATCAGTAGTTGGCGCGGACCCGACAATTACTGTTCTTATTATTTTTACAAAGATATTGATGCAACTGCATTTAGATTGAGATGGACATAATGTACGCCGGACCTTTTGTTATCACAGAGCTACCACGTGGTTGGGCAGTATCTTGGCCAGGCTACGAACGTGTGCTGGTTAATAATCCTGCAAAACTCCAGCGTGTACTAAAAATGTTGTTTGAAGAATTGAATCTTGCTCGAGCACAGTTGGGAGTAAGTTTAAATAATGGCGAACTAGAAACATATTCAATTGATAGTGCGTTGTGGTACACCGGAGACGACCACGCTAGAGATTACTTAACTTCGCATATTGTCGGTCATTATGTTGTAGAGGGCGTAAAATTTGATGCTGAAGAACCAGCACGATATTTTTTAGATGAATTGCAAAAGCGTTATATGTGGATGAAGTTAGGAGGGACCAACTATGAGGGTATTCAATAAAAAATATTGGCCTCATCAAATAAGAATGAGCACCGACAGAAATCCCAATTTACCAACAATTAGGGATTTAGAGCGTTGGTGTTACGAAAACTTTAAAAGCGCCAATTGGCGTAATCTTGGTTACTATTTTGTTTTTAAAAACGGTCCAGATGCAACGCTGTTTACATTAAAATGGATGTAACCAATGAAGAAATTTAAAAAAGCAGTACCCGTTACAGATCTGCAGGACGAGATTATCCATCAAGCAAGTTTGCAAATGGCAAAGTCCATTGATTTCACTATCTTAAGTGATGTAATGGTCGATTTGGGTTGGACAAAAATCGTTATAAACTATGTATCACCTACGCACAGTTGGGTTGATATAAAAGATTGGGTACATCAAAATTGCACAGATGAGCATCAAGAACATATGGGTATATGGTTGTTTAAAAGTAAAAAAGATGCTACAATATTCAGTTTAAAGTGGACCTAATGTTAAAGGCTGTACCAGGAGGATGGGTTAGTGTGCGTAAAACTGTAGTTCATCATTGGCGTTTTGAAAACGGTGTGGATCCCGTTAATCCAGGAAGCAACTGGCCTAATATTCCTCCACGAGGTTGGTATTGCTGGGCTTATCCTAAAGACCATCAAGAGTTTGAACAATGGATGGCAGAGAATTGCCCCACCACAGATTGTACGCATCGTTTCAATTCCGGTGACCCTATGTATACCATCTATATCAAGGATGACAAGGAAGCAACACTTTTTCAATTGAAATGGAACAATGCCTAGAACTATCAAACTTAACGAACGGGAATGGAACAAGGTCAGAGATTTTGTATTTGCTGATCAACCTGCTAGCGTTCGGCTTATTCGTGACACAATGAAAAGAGAACTGGGTTTTACAGTCAGGCATCATCAAGAAAAAATATACGACGGAACAGAAGGCACTGGTTACAGTATAAAAAATTATATATGCCTAGACTTCTACGACGATGTTAAGGAAACTTGGTTTAGGATGAAATACCTATGAACGAAATTGACCGCATGCTCAAAGAAACCAACGGCGTATACAAAAATATGGATCATATGATCAAAGAAATGAATGATGAAATGTCAGCATCTATGGCAGAACTGCGTAATCAAACTGAACAAGTTATAAAAGAAGTTCAGCGTATGAAACAGGCAATAACTTGGGGAGCTTGGGAGCCGTATACCGTAACACTCATGCCCAGAAGAGTCAACGGGCGTTGGTATTTTAAAGGCGATGTAATTTATCGTAGACAACGTTTTGGACCCGGTGGGACATTTTATGCCTACGGCGACGAATTTGACGTACTAAAGGAACAATACAATGATTGATGTTTATTACGAATTAGAACAGGGTGCTAAAGTATTTGGACAACAACACCGATATATTGCACAATTCAATTACCACCCTGAAGAGTCTCCGGCAGTTGAAAAACGTTTTCACGCAGAAGCCATGATGCACAGTCGTCGAGTATGGATGGAAAATGCCAATGGAGTTACTATCATTAAAAATGGCAGAGACCTGTACAGACGACACGAGCATGTTGATTACAAAGAACTAACATGGATTAAATTGCAGGCCATCGACCTGCTGGCATAAATGGAGATTTGGGTACGTGTAATACCTCGTTTGATATCGGCAATAATGAGCATACTAGATGCTAGCAGTTTGCGTGATCGAATGTATCGTCAACAAGAAGAACACGAAATTATGTGGACTGCATTAGATGATATTAAACGTATGTACCCAGAGCACCCTTCGTCGGGCATTGCCAAAAGAACACTAGATAAAGTAACAGTAAAGTACGGAAGAGAATGAACCAAGAAATTATCGAGGCTATTAGAAAAGACATAGGCCCGCTGAGAATAATTGTGGATTGCGAAGTAGTGGATCATGTTTACTACCTCACAGTCGACGGCAGTAGAACATATCCCACTGCTGAATACTGGTATGAAAAATGGGGCAAGAATTTCACAGAGTTCACTGTTATGTTTCTAAAACACCATTTACATAAAACCATCGACACCAGCGATATACATACAGTAACCGAAACCAAATTAAAAGTTAAATTGGGTACTGTATTTGATTTTGTTAAAGACTTTGACTAATATCAAAATTATTGTATAATAAACATATGACCAGACACTATCAAGATTCTGCAATTTTCAATTGGCTACGCAACC